CCTTGCTGCCTACACGATTGCACGCTTCGCAGAACCTGAGTACAGGTTTGGGGCAATCCAGGTGAACCTTGACACCCTAAGTGCCTCTGATAAGGCTGATGTGATTGGGGTTGAGATTGGTGATGTGTTGCGTATCACCTTTACCCCTAACGATTTACCACCAGCGTTGGTGCAACTAGGTCAGGTCATCAAAATCGGTCACAGTATTACAAGCTCAAGGCATGACATTGTGTTCTCACTCGCAGCTGTGGACTTTACTTTCCTGGTACTAGATGACGCAGAGTTCGGTAAACTAGACAGTGGCAACCTTCTTGCCTTCTAATTTTGAGGAGTTATTTTGACTGGTTTAGGGCGTAAGGTTTTCGTAGCCGGTGAGGTCCTCCAAGCAGCAGATGTAAACGGTTATTTGATGGATCAGTCTGTCATGTACTTTGCCGGTACTGCGGAGCGCGGTTCCGCTATCCCCACTCCTACTGCTGGGATGCTGACCTTTATTGCTGCTTCTTCTGCTGTGCAGGTGTATGACGGTGTTGAATGGGTGGAGATTGCTGGTAGTTCTAATGTGGCGGATGACACTATCCAGCCTAACTTCAACACGATTAGTAACAACTACACTTTTGAGGATGGCTATAACGGTGTTAGTGCTGGGCCGATCACGATTTCTGCCGGTGCGACTGTGACGGTGGGTACTGCGAGTGCTTGGAGTATTGTATGAGTGAGTTGACTGTTGGAACCCTGTCTGGGTTGGCTGCTAATTCTTATGTGATTGATGTGGCGTCTGGGTCCCAACTGACTCAGCCTGGGATGGTGTTGCAGGTTGTGTCCACGACTAAGACAGACACGTTTAGCGCAAGTATTACAACTGGTAGCGATTCTGCTGTGACTGGCTTGAGCGCTTCTATTACACCTAGCGCCACTTCGAGCAAGATTATGGTGCTCGTGCAACTAAACGCTGCTGATAACTTTGCGCCATCTGCTGCGATTGCTAGGGGTGGCACTTTGATAAATCTTGGTGATGCTGCCGGTAGTAGGAACAGGACTTCTTCATTGCAGGGTGGTGGCGGAAACGATATTCCAGTGAATATGTCCCTTATGTATTTAGACTCGCCAAGCACAACAAGTTCCACAACCTATCAGGTGCATATGGTTAACACTGATTCGATTACTAGAACTGCTTATGTGAATCGTTCGGTTACTGACACAGATAATACTGATTTTGCTAGAGCCTCATCCACTATCACCCTGATGGAAATTGCCGGATAAACTTATTACTAAGGAGAACAAACTAATGGATATTGCAACGATTCTGACCCGTAAGTACCCTGGGAAAGAGTGGACCCTGAATGGGGATGACTACTCTGGCCTTACTTGGCACAGTGACGGTAAAGCCCCTACTAAGGCTGAGTTGGAGAAACTGTGGACTACTGTGCAACAGGAGATCGCGGATGAGGCTCAGGCGCGCATTGACGCTAAGGCTTCGGCTGTGGCGAAACTTGAGGCACTGGGTTTGACTGTTGAGGAAGTGTCTGTCGCTTTCGGTTTGGAGGCGTAATGTCGCTTCTGAAAGTGAATGAGGTCACTGACCTTGGTGGTGATGTGCCTACGGGTGTGGGCAAGATTTTGCAGGTTGTATCCACAACTAAGACCGACACTTTTAGCGCGAGTGTTGCTGCCGGTGGTTTGACAGCGGTAACAGGGTTTACGGCTTCAATCACACCGCGCTCTACTTCTTCCAAGATTCTTGTGTTTGTGGCGATAGATGGAAATGCCAGCACTGCTGACGGTCACATGGCGTTTCGTTTACTGAGAGACGGTTCTCCGGTTGGTGTGGGCGATACAGCTGGTTCAAGGACAAGTCTTACCGCGTCTCAGACACCAGCGTATGCTTCGGATAACACCGCTATTGCTAATGCGATGAAACAGTTTCTCGACTCACCGTCTACTACTTCTAGCATTACTTATAGTGTTGAGATTCATAACTCTACTAGCGCTACGCAAACTTTATATGTAAATCGTTCCGGTGCTGACCTTGACGATGCGCCAAGAGCTAGGACAGTATCGTCTATTACTCTTATGGAGGTGGCTGGCTGATGGCTTCGGTTATGCGTTTTGATGAGTGGCAGGACTCGAACGGTACACCCGTGTTGGATGGGACCGGCGGTGGTCTTGCTTTGGGAAAGATTTTGCAGGTGGTGTCTACCGCGAAAACAGATATTTTTAGCACGTCTAGCACCTCGGCAGTTGATGTTACCGGACTAACGGCAACTATTACCCCATCCGCAACTTCAAGCAAGATTCTGGTGTTGGTAACTATTGGAGCATTTTCGCCAGAAGCCGGAAACACAGGAAACCTACAAATTGCGCGTGACGGAACAGCCCTAAACATTGCGACAGGTGGGGCAACCTCTAACTCTGGTGGATTGAGCGTAACCAGTGGTGCAACCTACGGCAACCATACAGAGTCAATTTCATATCTTGATTCACCCTCTAGCACTAGCGCCCTAACTTATTCGGTGCAGGTGTTTGCTCAGTCAGGGTCTACTTTGTATGTGAACCGATGGGTCGGTAATGATGCTCGGCGTGCGACTTCTACGATTACTGTGATGGAGGTGGCCGGCTAATGGATATTGCAACAATCCTGACCAGAAAATATCCTGGCGCTGAGTGGACACTTGACGGTGACACTTACGCTGGACTCACCTGGCTATCGGACAGTGAACAACCCACTGAGGCGGAACTCGAAGCACTCTGGACTACAGTCCAAGCAGAAATAGAGGCTGAGGCTCAAGCCCTCATTGACGCGAAACAATCCGCTATCGCCAAACTTGAGGCTTTGGGTTTGACGGTGGATGAGGTCAAGGTTGCGTTCGGTCTAGAGGCGTAATCCATGAAGCTCTCACAGCCCTGGCCTGAGGGTTACAACATCAACGCTCGGAGCCCTTATGGGTGGAGGGTTCACCCTATTACTGGGAAGCGGAAGTTTCATCATGGGGTGGATGTTGCAGCACCTGTGGGGACACCTCTAACAGCTCCTGCTGATGGGGTTGTGGCCCATAAAGGATCTGGGGCTTCTGGTGGGAATACTCTGATTCTCAAGCACGCTGATGATGTGTTCACTGTTTACTATCACTTGCAGAAACCCTCACACTTGAACAAGGGCACACGAGTAGAGCAAGGTGAGCTCATTGGATTGGTGGGCAACACTGGCGCTAGTACAGGGCCTCACTTGCATTGGGAGGTTAGGCGTTCTCGCACTTGGGGTGACACTGTGGATCCTGTTCCCTTCCTCGAAGCTGAGGAAAAGCCTTCAGATAAAATAGAAGAAACCAAACCGGAACCAGTGAAACCCATGAGCGCGAGACTTGCGAAGTTCTTTGCCATTAGGAAGGCGTTGAGATAATGGCTGAGGAAACTAACGGCAGTGCTCGCATTAGTGTCAAAGAGGTTTATTTGGAATTGCAACAGCTGAGGTCCAGTGTTGAGAAGATTGCTAATTCTTTGCCTGGTATGAAGGAACAGCTTGATGATTTGGAGCGTGATGTGAACCGGAAGCTTTCTGATCACGAGCTTCGGATTCGCAAGGTTGAGATGAGGGTTTGGCAGGCTATGGCTATTGTGGCTGTGGTGGCTGCAGTGTTCCCTACTGTTGTTAGTTTGATGTCGTGAGGTCAAACCCTAACTGGAAAATCCGTAGGCGTTATGTTGGAGCCTCGTGGGGTATCGGCGCTGTCATGATTGTCCTGGGTGCTCTCGCGGTGTGGGGCGATAGGATGGGTGCAGTAGACCTGATCACTGGTGGGGTAGCCCTCATCACGATTGTCTTAGGCTCATATATAGGGGGGGCAGTAGCTGATGATGCCCTTCAGAAAAGGAGGAACCCTGATGGAGAAGTGGAATAAGTATTGGGCTTACGCTGGTGAGCGTGCAGTCAAGACTGTGGCGCAGAGTGCGCTTGCTGTGATTACAGCTTCTGGTGTTATCGGCATCCTGGATTTGGATGTTGTGCAGATTCTGTCTGTGTCTGGTTTGGCAGGGCTCATGTCTTTGCTGACCTCTGTGCTTCAGTATGACAAAGGTGATGCCTGATGCAGGATGTAGACCGCGTGAATGGATTTGAGGTCCCTGTAGA